ATTTATTGCCGATAATCTTGATGCTACCGGCGCAGCTGCTTTTGCTGTTACAAATCCTAGTAATTATATTATAGATGTCGAAGTTACAAATGGAGGATGGGAATATCCTTCAAATACACAAGTTCAATTAGATTATACTTTTGGCGGATATTCACAAATTTTAAGTGCTTCTGAAGTTTCTATAGGATTTAAGGATGTTTCGATTTTTAATCCAGCCCCTGCAAGTTCCCAAGCAATTGAAAGTGTAGTGATCACTTTAACACCTGATGTTTCTTTTCTTTATCCGGCAGTTACTTATAGTTCTGCTATATTTTTACAACCTATTTCTCAAGGGCTTGTCGAAACTGAGCACTTAACGATTATCGAAGAATCTTCAACAGGAGCTTTAATTAGGCCTTATGATCCTATTAACCCCTATTTAATCTTTAGATTTACTGATGGAGATCCTGAAATTAAATTATTTGAAATTGATGAAGAAAATCAGCTTGTGGAATGGGCTGATGAGATCATAATTGATACAACTGAATATGCGGAAAAAACAGGATTAATGATTAATGTTGGATTCCGTGCAGAAACAGAAGGGGTTTTTGAAAGAAGACTTAGGGTATTCCATAAAGTAGGAAATACGGAATACCTTATTTATGAAATATTGGTTAATGCTGAATCGGTTGGACCCGATGAAAGATTTGATACTCTTATAACTAATTTTGGATTACCAAGTCCTAAAGCTAATCATACTCTTTTTAAAGAAGCAGATATAAATGAGGATCTTCCTGACTGGAAGCTTTTGAATTATAAAGCAAAACACATTATCCTGGAACATGATAAAATCATGCCTTATATTGGAACTTATAAAGGTCTTATCAATGCAATAAAATGGCTTGGATATGAAGATATTCAGGTTAAAGAGTGGTTTAAAAATGTTAAAGATGGAAAAAATCTTTCCCTTACGGTTCCCTATGATGCTGCTGATAGAACAAAAACTCTTCTTTATTTTTCTCCAGATGAAAGAAGAAATTTAAAGAAATTAAATCAACTGTCGCTTGTTTACTGTTTAACTAGGGAAACAGGACAAATTGATGAATGGGGTAATCCTATTGTTGAGGAATGCTACAACTATAATATTAATGAAATCTTTATCAAATTATATGCTCTTAAGCAATGGCTTGAAAGATGGATTATTGGTGTAAATGCTAGGATTACAGATATTACAGGCGAGGGAGTTTATTTTGAAAGATTTAGAAACGTTGTTTATGGAACTAATACAATAGGGTCTGAAGCTATTTTTGAGCAATCTATTTCTCCAGACACCCTAGATGAAAGTTCAGAATTAATCCGAGGAGATGCAAGTATTAGATTAACTTTGGAGGAATTGAAAAAAATGCCAATCGAGGCACTACAAGTAAGATTCAAAGATTTATTGAAATATTGTTGGGATCCTTCAAATGGGCAATTTTCTTTGGTGGATGCGTCTTTATATTGGTATGACCCATCTACAGTTCTCGTAGGATCGACATTCCAATTTCCTTTTATTGATTTATTTGATATTCAATGGAGAGCTTCTGTAGAAAAAACTGATGCAGGAACTATTATAGACAAATTAGTAACAAAACCATTATTCGTTTATGAAAATGATCTTCGTTTTTATAATATTTTGGATTCCTCTTCTCAATTTTATGACGTTTCATCGAATTTAAATATACTTCTTGAAAATGCTATTTTAAGGGACCCTTCTAATGATGATTGGACTTCTTCTAAAGCTTATGAAATTTATCCAGACCCATCTGGATTAGGATATTATTGGATGGAAAGTTCATCCGGATTAGATATTTACCAATTTAATTCCTACGTTAATTTAATCCCGGATACAGGCTCGGTTCTTCTTTATGAATTTGATTCAAATTATAGAGTTCCCCTTTTAAGTTTTCAGAATTATAAATTTACCGATGCCTCCGGAATTGTTACATCTCTCCCAAAGAAATATTTCTTAGATATTCTTGATGGAAAAATAGTAATGGATTCTAGTATACAGGGATCAAAACCTTGGGTTTCCGACCCAAGCTCTGGAAATATTATTTCTGTTGAATATAATCTAAATTGGAATTATGATACTAGTTTAGATGAACAAATGATCACTGTAAATGTTGTTTATAATTCTTCAAGAATGCCCTTAGCGGTTTATGATCCCTCAATTTACTATTCCATTTATGGCTCGGATCCTTATCCTGCAAGAGTAATAGATAACAGTATTTATATTATGACTGTCAATCATACTGGGGATTTTTATATAGAAGTATTTGCATGGGACGGTTTTAACAACATATATTCCAATAAAATGGAATCCTTGTATCCTGTCTGGACTAAGTTCCCAAGAATTTATGTTCTTACAGATAATTCGCTATATTCCGCAACAGATGTTAGTAGCATGTCTGTTTTAGAAGCTAGCACACTTATATCAGAAAATCCTTATCCTTTATTCGATAGATATATTCCTCTTCAAGGACTTTCATTACAATTTGATGCTTCTGGTACTCCTTATATTGAAATTCCTTCCATCACATATTTCCAGGATGTAATGGAACCGGATTCTCTCAACCGATTTTTTAATTTAACAGAGAGAGTTATATCTATGAGTAATCCTACAATTACAGTGGATCCAGATTATCAGAAATTTTATGATGAAGACGATATAAGAATAATTCAATTTGATAAAGGGAAATATTCTTTAATAAGAGAAGTTAGCGCTCATATAGATTCTATTTCGGGAAACGATTTAACCATTTCTCCTTGGCCTGTTGATATTTCTATTAGTGGTTCTGCAGAAGTATATGTTTTAAATGACACATACAGAACGACTGTAAATGCTGCTAATATAGGGGATAATCTTGTACTTGATGTAAGCGGATACCAATTTGAAGTGGGCCAGCTAGCAGGGGTTATTGTTTTTGATGGTAGTACCGGATATTCTTGGGGTTCATCATATAGAGTTACAAATGTTGATGGATCTACTCATACTTTTGATCAAACTATTCCTCAGTTCTTTATAAATAATCCTGGGAAATATTCAATCAAAGTAAAACATGCATTTTCCTCATATTCTGATATGACAATTCCTACAGATTATGCTGTAGAACAATTTAATACTTTTAAATTATATTTAAAGGATTCATATTGTCAAGAATATTTCCTAGACAATACATTTGTAGTAATCAATGTTCTTTTTGATCAGGATTATGTAAATCAGCAATGGTATAATGCTTCTGATAACTTAATCAATTCGGAATTCTATTATCATTGTAAACCGATAGAAGTAGATTCAAGTACTTTAGTCATATTTAAAGCAGTTTATGATCCTAGCAATTATATGCTTGATCAAAGAAATATTTGGACTGTAAAAGAACACAACGAATCTAATATCCTATTTAGAGTATTTAATGAAAGCGTTCCCTTTATATTTGATCAGATAGGAACTTACGATATTCAAGTAGAATCGTATGATAAATATGGAAACTTAAAAACTCAGGTTTGGGAAGGTTTGGTAACGGTTGTATGAAAGAGGTTTTAATAGTTGTAGATGTTCAGGTTCATTTTAAATCCGTTACAGATGAATATGTAGATGGAATATTTGAATTATGCAAGACTTTTGATGAAGTCTACCAAATTTGGGATGCAGTGGATGTAAATACCCCGGATTTTAAATTTCCAAATCAAAAAGATGTAATTAGAAAAGAATATGGCGGGATATTAGAGGAAGATGATATTGATCATTATGATTTTTCTGAAAAAGATAAGCTTTATTTAAAGAAAGCATTTGAAGAAGAGGATTTCCAGAGGGGGGATTTATTTGTAGCTGGAAAAGAACCAAAACGTCAATGGTTTTTATTTGTGGATGGAAATCATCCATGGTTTATATTTGAAGAAAAACTATTTGGTCTTTTTGAAAAACTAAAATTGGAAGGCAAAAGAGCTATATTATGCGGAGGAGCGAGAATGGAATGTTTATATGATATAGAAGTTCTTACTGATGCAGTAGGATTAGATTCAACAATATTAGGAACTCATGTCTATAGTTAGAGAAAGTATAAATTTTGAAAGAGGATTAGATCCCAAACATTCTATGAAGATAGGGAAGAAAGCACTTATCATTAAGTGGTTTTCTAATTTAGATATAGACGAAAGTAGATATGAGATTCTTCCTGATCTTTCTATTAAAGTAAATGGGAATTTAGATTTAAGTAACACTCAAATAACTTCTCTTCCTGATAATCTTTCTGTAGGGAGGAATTTGAATTTAAGCAATACTCAAATAACTTCTCTTCCTGATAATCTTACTATAGGAGGGGATTTATATTTAAGTAACACTCAAATAACTTCTCTTCCAGATAATCTTTCTGTAGGGAGGAATTTGAATTTAAGCAATACTCAAATAACTTCTCTTCCTGATAATCTTACTGTAGAGGGATGGTTAGATTTAAGAAACACTCAAATAACTTCTCTTCCTGATAATCTTACTATAGGAGGGGATTTATATTTAAGAAACACTCAAATAACTTCTCTTCCAGATAATCTTTCTGTAGGAGGGGGTTTAGATTTAAGTAACACTCAAATAACTTCTCTTCCTGATAATCTTACTATAGGAGGGGATTTATATTTAAGAAACACTCAAATAACTTCTCTTCCAGATAATCTTTCTGTAGGAGGGGGTTTATATTTAAATAACACCCCAATAACTTCTCTTCCTGATAATCTTTCTGTAGGAGGGGGTTTATATTTAAGTAACACCCCAATAACTTCTCTTCCTCCTTCTTTAAAAGTAAAAGGAAAAATCGTAGGATTTAAAGAAGGGATAGTAAAAGAAAGTCTAAATTTTGAACGTGGTTTGGATCCAAAGAAAGCAATGGGGCTAGGATCCAAAATGCTCCAAATGATTAAAGACCTTCATAATGAATTTCAAACTACAATGTGGAATTTATTTGGAAGACCAGAAGATCGAGCAGGATTTGCATTAAAAGGAACTCTTATGCAAATTTATTTTGATAAAGAAGATCCTTCAAAAGCTTTTACCAAAAATTGCCGAAAGATGAATTGTACGGTGGACCAAATAGATCTAATCCAAACTATATTACAAAACGAATTTGATTTAGAAGTTAAATACCTTGGAGATGGAAGATAGATTTCATAAGGAAAATAAAGAAATTTCCCCTCAGTCGGTTGACCCCTTAAATACTTTTTTATTAATAGATTCTAAAGCTTGGAGAAAACCCGGAATTATATCTGTCGAAAAATTAGGAAATGTTTTTCAAATTCAGATTGATGAAGATATATTAAAGAAAAATGTAACAGCTGTTGCTTTTTCTAATCAAGATGAAATGCCGGAATTACCGCCTGATACTTTAGCCGTAAATCCTCAAACTCATATATGTGTTGATGAAAATTATCTTTATGTTTGGGTTCCTCAGTCAAAAAGATGGAAAAGATTACCTCTTTCTATTTGGTAATTAAATATGCAAAACCCATCTGGATTTGTTCTTTCGTCCTCTGTATTCTAAATCAAAGTTGGAAAATCCTTTTAGGCAGAGGATGTAGATGTTTTAGTATTTCCTGAACTCCTTCTTCAGCAGATTGAACAATTCTTTCTTTAACAACAACTCCATTAATTACATACCCATAGGTAAAATATTCTTGAGGATTTTTAAGAAATCTTATAAAAAAATATTCCACTCTAAAAAACTTCTTATATTGATCGCTAGTTTCATATTTTCCTTCAATATATTTTTGTCTTTTATTAGACTTTATTTGATATTTCCCCCCTCTTAATTCAACTAGATTATCCAAAGCTTTTCGTATACTTCTTTCGCCATATTGACCTATTTTCATAGAATCCATTGGATCCTTTCCTCTCTGAAAATGCTGTGCTTCATCTAGATCATTAAGAATGCTCAATCTTTCCTCAAATTCTTTTGGAGTCCCCCATAGAAAATAATCATTGCTAGATCTCCATTTAAATGAATTTGATGGGAGATGAGCAGCATAAGCTGTTATTCCAATACATCCATCGGGATAAGCTTCAGGCGGGGTTTCTATTTGTAAATAAATCTCGGATTGATCGGAATTTGTAAATTCTCGATATTTAGAATTATCATTAAAATGGTTTCCGTGGTCAACAGTAAAATCCCTTTTTACTTTTAGAAAATCCCCCCTTTGAAGACCCATCCATTTACCGGTAAGACCGATATTCAAGTTCTTCAAAGGATCCTTTCCTATATGAAAATTTATATTTTCTCTAACTACCCTCATCTATATCTTAAATTTTCCCAATCAATAAATGCTTCCCAAAAATCTTCTTCATTTTTATCTTTGATACGATATTCATTTTCCTTATACCATTTATATAGCTTATCTGCTAATTCGGGAATTATTTGTTCTTCATTTTCGGGATCTGTAATAATTTCTTCAAACCCTGTGATTTCAAATAAGTTATCTCTAACATATTCCCCAGCTTCTAGACTATCCTCAAAAGATCTTGAAGCTTTTCCGATTCTCATAGATTTCTTAGGATCCTGTCCTCTTTCAAAATCAATATACTCCTTAACAATTCCCATATTATTTTTACTTATATGTGTACCCTGGTAAACTTCCGCCATAAACACGGATCAGTTCTTTCATTTCTTTTACAGGAACATAGTCTACCATAATCCATTGGCCCATTTTTTGCCAGGTTTGATCATGTCTAAAATCCCTATAATCTTTTAATTTTGCAAGGGGTTTATCACCTGAAGTAAATACAACTTTGAAATTTCCGCTATGATCTTTCCATATTTCTGCAGTTCCATCATAAGTATCATAGACATTAAAATATTGGGATTCACCGGTTCCAAAATTAACTCTCCCCAGCGGCAGGATAGAAGCATCGGAAAGTCTTTTTCCCCCAACTTCTGGAGGAGTAGAAAATCTTCCAATACCCATAGATTTAAAAACATCTCCACGATCTCTTATAAAACCACCACCGCCTGTTTTAGCTTGCCCTATTTCGGGAGCTGCCGCCCCTAATCTTTCGGATGGAAGAAGATATTGTGTTTTAAATTTTCTTTCGATTTTTTGTCCTTTTTCTACGGGCCCTGTAACCGGAGCAAGAACTTGTTTAGAAGCTTTTCCAACAACATGAGATCCACCTAATTCGACAGCTCGATCATGGAATATCTGAGAAATATCGCTCCCAACGCCAAATACTTTTTCTGCTGCTTCGGCTCGTGCCTGTGCTTTACCAGCATCTTGAATAATTTTAGCTTGTGTTGTAGCTAAGGAAATTTCCTTATCATGATCACCATTAGCCTTGGTTTTTATATCCTCCATTCTCACATAATCTTTCTGCCCGTATCCCTCATTAACAAATTTTGCTCTCATTTTTATCGATTTTTTTATTCCACGGGATTTTCCCATACATAGGATTATTTTTTCCTATTTTAGATTTTCCCATTTTATCTTTAGTTTCTTTTGATCTTTTTATTCCTTCTAATTTTTTACTTATGTTATGTTTTGTTTTTTCATCATGATGTTTATCTTTCATACCATTGGATTTCCCGATCAATCCCAATCCAATATTTTTCTTATGACTGTCCGATAATTTTCTTCCCCTTTGAGTTTCACTTAATTTTTCTTTGGAATTTTCCTTCCATAATAATCCTAACGCCCCATCCCCTCCTTCGGTCATATTATATCCATCCAAAAAAGTATTTGATTTTGCAATCCAATACATTTCTCGATTGCATAGGATTTCTTTTAAATCCTTTTTACATTCTGCATCATGTTTTTCAATTATCTCCCATATAATATTATTCCATCCATATTTTCTAATAGCATTATAAAACTTATTCTTGGTTCCTGCATTTACATGGCATTTATGGGTTCTTTTTCGGTTTTCCAAATTTAAAGAAAACCCATAATATTTTTTATTAGATGGTAAAGTAGCACAATATATTATCCCCGAAACCATTTCGTTGTTTTAATATTTATTTCCATTTTAACAAATTGTGCTCTCATATTTTTTTAAAATTTTCTTGCTAGATTGGGATCGTTTTTAAGATTTGTCTTAATTATTGTGCGAATATCTTCTGGAGACAAACCATATTCTAATGAAAGTTTATCAATAATCTTTTTTGGTGCTCTTTCTCCAAAAGGCCCTCTAAGCTGATTATATAAATCATAGGTATCTTGCATTATTTTCCTGTTTCTTCTTTCTATTCTTTCTTTTGTTTTTTTGTATTGGCCTGCTAATTCTTCCTCATATTTTGTGGATCTTTCTGTTCCTGCATCCATATTTACAGCTTCTGCGGCTAACGCATATACTTCCCCTGCTCGGCCCTCTTTTTCCATTTTATCAAATTCATCGAATGCGTTTATTATTTTTTCATATAAATCATTCCCATGAATTCCTTCACGATTTCCTTGCATTAAAAGTCTAAATTTTGATATTGTGTAACTCACTGTGCGAGGTTTAAGATCTAATACATCCCCTAATCTTGGAATAGATAATTTTTTAAAATCTGTGCTTTCCTCCTTATTAATTTTTATAGCATTACGTGTCAGAGCAGTATCCCCCCTGCCACGGGTATCCTCGGATCTTCCCATAGCATCTTTAGCAGCTAAATACATTGCAGCTAATTGTTGTTTAGTTAAAACATCCTGTCCTTTTGTTATAGCAGCTTTTTCTCCAGCGGAATATTCAGGAGCTTCTATATCAATTCCGTATAATTCTTCTAATGATTCGCAAACAAGTTTCATGGAACAATTTTATTATATTTATCTACTAAAAATATATAATAAAAATTCCAATGGATGAAGTTTTATACATTTGAGAAAAATTCCATCTCCTATAAAAGATTTAGGTTTTTTAGAGGAAAGTTTCTAATTCCTTTTTTTCTAATACAAGTTGTTATTTCATCTATTTTTGTTTTTATTATTTCTACTTATTATGATACTCCAGATGAGAAAAAATTAAGGAAAGATTTGGTATATCTGGTTGAGGAATTTAATAATATAAATAAAAGAATTATAGAAGCTGAAACGACTCTTGGAATGATAAAAGAACATGATAGTATAATTTATCAATCTATCTTTGATATAAATCAGGAACCGCGAAAACAAATGGGGCTGGAATTTGATGATACAAGCCCAAACTTTTATATGTCTGTCGTTCAGGAAACTAATAATAGAATAAGTATATTAAACGACAAGATGGCCAAGGAATTATACCAGCTTGATGGACTTGTAGATTTAGCACATTCTCATCAAGAGATGCTTTTGCACATCCCAGCTATTCAGCCAATCGAAAATAAAAACTTAAAAAGAATTGCGTCTGGATGGGGTATGAGAACTCATCCTATTTATGGAATACCCAAATTTCATTATGGATTGGATTTTACAGCTCCCCTCGGAACCCCAGTATATGCTACAGGGGATGGCGTTGTCCAAATAATCATTAAGGATTCGGATAAAAGATCTCAGGGGTATGGTAACTTAATTATAATTGATCACGGATACGGTTACAAAACTTTATATTCCCATCTTCAAAAATTTAAATCCAAGCCTGGCGAAAAAGTAACAAGAGGCGAAATTATTGCTTATGTTGGAAGTACTGGATTATCAACAGGCCCCCATTTACATTACGAAGTTATTAAAGATAATAAAAAAGTGGATCCCATTTATTATCTTTTTGGAAGTTTAACTCCGGAAGAATATCAAAAAGTAATTGAATTATCCAATAGGATTCAAAAAGCATACGATTAAAGAGGCAGCGGAGGAAATCCAGGAAATCCATAGGTTTTTGCTCCTGTTGGAGCCCATTCCTTTAATAGGAAAGTCATCCATGGTAGATTACTTGGCTTTAAATTCTCATATTTTGGAAAAGGATCGCTTTTAATTATAGTAGGCATAGCTGCTTTCAAAGCTGTTTTATATCCTTTGAAATTATTAAATGTTTTGGATAAAATAGAACCATAATTGGTTTTCATTAAGTCCTCATTTTTAGGCTCGAATTTTTCTATAATTTTATTTAAAGGACCATAATTTATATTCTGGTCAATATCCGTAGCCATATTAATAATAGGTTTTGGATTTTTTACCGTAAATGCAAAATTAGCTGTCTCCGGTTTTGTTGCAATAGGAAGGGGAGCTAAAAACTTATCAATTCCAGCTATTAATAAATCTAGCTTATCAAATTGAGATAATATTTTTTCTTCTGTGTTTTGTAAAGCCTGTATCTTAGCATCCTGATTTTTTGCAATAGGAGCTCCGTCATAAGCATCCTTAATGATCTTATATTTAATCTCTGATTGCATTTTATCTTTCTTAGAGGTTAAAATCAATTCGTCTAAGACTACCACTTTCTCGGCCCATTTTGCTAGATCCGTTGTATATCTAGGAATATCGATTTTTCTTTCTACCGAATAATCCCTTCGAGGCTTTTGTTCCCTAAGAGTTCTTTTTTGATTTTGCAAATCAGATAATTGTTCTTGAAGAAATTTTATGTCTTCTTTTACTTTATCCAAATAAGTTTTTAATCTTTCTTTTTTAAATTCCTTTAATTGATTAGAAAGTTCTTTTTTTAAAGCTTCCACTTCTTTTTTAACTAAAGTTGCCGGATCTGCTAAAGGAACATGATGTTCAGTAGACCAGTTAACAAAGAGAGCCCAGGGGAAAGGATAAATACCCGTAATTGTAAGCCCAACAACAATAAATCCCCAGTTTACTTCAAAAGCTTTTATTGGAATATAAACGGTTGGAAAAGGAATAGGCCCAATTGGAGGGGGAATTCCTGTTGACCAACTTGTAGCTGGGTTTGCAACACTTGCAAGAGTAGCAAATGAACAATATCTTAGCCAATAAGAAATATCGCCATATCCTTTTTTACTTTTAGGAGAAAGATATGGGTCATCCTCTTCTGGGGGTTCACATGCAGCTTCTCCAATTGAATAATATCTATATTGTTCGTCATTTATAACTATAATCGAATACGTAGTAAAAGTACGAGCAATATCATCTAATTCCTTTTGATAACCTTCAATTTCCCCGGGGAGAGTATCATATCTTTTCCATAGAGAAGCGAAGAATTGTTCAATCCATATTCCTTCTAATTCTGTTTCGGTCCATTTTGTTTTTTCCGTTGAGTATTTTGTTTCGATAAGTTTATCGATCTCAATGCTAAAATTAAATAGGAATAAAATAAATTCACGTAATGAGGTTTTCTCAGTGTCATTTAGTTTTTTGTTATTTTTTTGTAAATCTTTTAAATAGTCCTCAGCGGCTGTAAAACGCTGTCCTATTTGGGCATTAGATTCGTCCCATTTTTGTCTTAATATCTTATAAAAATCCGGGGTAACTGAAAAGAAGGTTCCCTGAGCAAGATCCTTACAATAGTTATTGATTTTTGATTTTATTTTATCTACACTATATTTGTCTGTAAAATACCTTTCTCTTAGGAATTCAGATATTTTATTAATCATAGTGGTTGCAATAGTATTCTTATCAAAATAAGCCATTAATTTTTGGGATAGCCAAAAGTAATATTCTATAAGCTCGAATTCTTTTTCATCTGGCTTAGTTACTTTGGATTCATTTACCCCTTGTACAGCATCGGCCTTTAATTGTTTAAAAAGAATCTCTTCACTCTGATTCATTTCAACTCGAATATCGTCCATCTTTTCAGCCTCGGCTTTGGCTTTTACTTTACTGTCTTTGGCTATATCTTTATTTCTTTTATCCCAATCTTTCTTTTGTTTTTCAAAATCACTTTGTATTCCATCCCACCTTTTCTTTACCCCGCCTGTTTTATAAAAGAGTAATAATGATTCTTGAATAGAAAGGCTCCCATCGATAAGAGGCGAAAATTTTAACATTACAGGATACCAGGAAGGAATATAAAAATCAATTAAAAAGAATTTAGTATCGTTTAATTCTTTATAGGCATCATTCATTTTTGTAATTACCTCTTCCAAATATGTCTGATCGGGATCCGAAATATTTTCAACATAAATTTTATTAGGTTCTACTTTTTCTACAACCCCATTCACAGTAGGATAAACCTTATCCCCATCATAAGTAGCCATTGGAACATTTACTCTAAGTGTATCCCCGGCTTTAACCAAAATATTAAAGTTAACTGAAGAAGTATTTTCATAAAGAGCTTTGGTCGCAATATCTGGTTGCGATCCCTCGGTAATTGAAGAATCCTGTCCTAAAGGTATTTCACAAGAAAGATCTGATAATTCAATGGGAATATGAGGCACTAAATTATCATCTAAATCAACGGGGCAGGTGGTCAAATTTTCATTTAAAGGGACTGGAACAATTTCAGGTATTTCCGGCTCTGTTACCATTTCGCATAATTGAGCAGAGTGTATTTCCCGGAATGATTCAAGGGACTTACTCTGTAAAAGTTTTCGATTTCTTAAATAAACGGCCGAAGCTAATAAGCTTCCAACTATAATTGCATCTAAAGATTTTAAAGATTTAAGAATAGATTCAATTTGTTTTCTTTCTTTTTCAGATATAGATTTTGCAGCTTCTTTTACTCCCTTAACAGCATTTTTTTCATCTTGTATTCTTTGTTTTAATATAGATGAAATAATGCGGATAAGTCTTTGAAGATATTTTCCTCTATATGGTGAAGGATCTTCATTTTGAGACAAAAATTCTTTTATCTTTAATCCAATTACATAAACCATAAATGCCCAGGGAGCTACCTCAGTTATTTTTGAAATAGCATTTGCCATTTCTGTGCTCTTTTTATAATTGGAGGTTTTTCTATCAAATTCATCAGAATTATTGAACAAGTTTATATAATCTTCCCCGGATAAATTTTTTCCATCTAGGGATTTTAGGAAATTTTCAAAATCTTGTTCATAATAATTTGGATTTTCGCATAGAAGAAGTATTTCATTAAGATAGGATTCTTCTACATCCTGCCCAATTAAACCCCATAGCTTTTGAAGATCCCTATTATTTTTTACATAGGATAAAGCCTCATCATCAGTGAATTTTTTACTTATAACATCTTTTAATTGGGAAAGTAGAATATTTAGTAAAGAAAAAGCAGCAGTTTTTAAAGCGAGAAGAGTAGCGGGTTTTTTAAGGAACCCTTTATATTTCTCGATTTCCAAAGTTAGTTTTCCAAAGGCAGCTTTTATTAATTTATCTTTAAGACTCATAAACTGACAATTTCAAAATGTTGCCATAATTCTTGTGGATTACAGATAAAATATGTATTGTCAAATGATACCTTTATTTCCCCCCACCCCGGAGCATTAAAATCTATATCTATAATTTGAATTTCTTCTCCCTTTTCTATAATCCAATCCTTTTTTCTTATATCGGATTCCTGGTATCTAAATTGATGCAGTTTGCTAGATATTGCATATTTTGATCTAGATCTTATTATACTCCGGGGTTTTAATTCCGTCATTCTAATTATTTCTAAGGAACTTGTCCACTCTGGCCATTTATTTTTAAAATCATACCAATCAGTTGAATCCTTGCCAAAATGAATTGGATAACCATTAACTACGATGCTAAATTGATATTTTTCAATTCCATACCAATTCATAAAATATAAATTAACTCGCGTTTGCCTATCTTTAGATCCCCCTGGTTTTTTCCATTCTTCTAAACTTCTCATATAATGGCTTTGACTACCCATATCCGCTGGTCCTGTTTTAATAAGCCCCATGGGTTTAAGCTCTTTATCTACAGCATTTATCATTTTGAATTCCTCATTACCTATCCCCATAGATTCCTTGGGATCTTCAAATCTTTTAAAGTTAAGGGTTTCATATATTTTTAAAGCCTTCATTCAAGACCCATTAATTTAGTATATTTACGAACAATTAATTCAAAGGGAAATAATTCTTCCCTACTCATATTTTTAAAATTATTTTGAATATTCCCCCATCCAAAATAATTAGTATTTGGAATAGCTTCTAAAGCTTCTTTACTAAAGGGAATTTGAAATTCCAAATATTTACCTGTTTGAACTAACTCCTGAATATTATGATAATCTTTTTTTAACTTTTCAATAGGACGAATACTTCCAATTCTTAATTTTTCCTTATCCAATCCTCTTTCAAAATTGGCAGATTCAATAATATACCCTTGATTATCAAAACATGCTCTAAATGCCGATTTATATTGTGTTTTTATAACTAGAACCCATTTATTTTGAGATGTTGATTTATATTTTCTAGGTTTTGCCTTTATATAAATCCGTTCAAAATATTCCGGGGATAAACAGCTCTCAATAAAATCCTCAAAATTAGGAGTTCCATAATCAGAAATTTCTAGCCAAAGATCATTTCTATTACCCGCTAAATTAATTGTAGAAATTCTTGAAGAAAAATTTCGGGAACTCTGTAATAAACAATTCATTCCTTCTTTTACTTTGGCTTTTACGCCTATTTGCATAGATTTCTTAGGATCAATGCCTCTTTCAAAATTAACAGATTCTTTTAACCCAGGTTTTTTTCCAAGAAGCTCTGCAGAAGGTAATTTTATTTCCGAAAAGAACACATCAACATCACCGTCCCCCATAATATCACAATTATAAGCGTAATTATATTTAGGATTTTTTAAGTAACTTTTCACATATTCTCTCATTTCCTTTTTCATATCCGATGGAAAATGATCCCCAAAAAGATATTCAAAAGGTTCAAGTAAATCATAAGTTCGTTTTGCTCTTTCTAAATATTCATTAAAGCTTAGAGAATCCCCATAAACATCTTCAAAAAATCTCGGATTGGCATGTCCTTTTCCATCTCCATCATTTGTATAGATTTTAAGGAATTCCAGATCACTACTTGTAATTTTATTAATCCTAGCATTTATTCCAATATCCATAGATTGTTTAGGATCCATTCCCCTTTCAAAATTTAATCTTTCATGAACTTTTGAGGCTGGCCCATCAAAGACATTATATTTCTTATCAACGGCTTCCCATTTTTCAATGTATTCCTTTATATGATTTAATTCCATAAGGGAAGCATCCTCGAATTTTTTCATATCCCAACCCCATGGATGAGGATGTCTTCGGGTAATAAAAGGAGCTAATACAGAGCTTCCCGTCCATTTTATAGGATCTTGCTCTATAATCCAATCTATTAAAGCCTCTCTTCTTTCCTCGATCCTTCCTATTTCCATAGAATCCCTTGGGTCCATCCCCCTATTAAATTCTAATCCTTCCTTCATATTTGGAAACATTTTTGATTTAATTTCTTTCATTTCTCTGAAAAGTTTTTTCCATCCGGATTCGGTAAGATCCTTTAAAGATTTAGAATTCCAGATAACTTGACCCTCTGGAATTCCTTCAACAAATTTTACTTGAGTAACTAACCATCCTAGAGAAGTTTTTTGAGCTATATCAGGACCTATTTCCATAACTTGCTCTTTTATTCTTTCCAAAACGCGTCCTATCTCTAAAGAATCCAGCGGATTTTCTTGACTGCGGACAAAATCGATGGATTCTGTTAGGGATAAAGATTTACCATTGAGAATAGGATAAATTCCAATAGCTTCTTTTATTTTCCAAATTTTGCTTTTATTTAAGAATCTTTTTATAAGCAGCTCCTCTTCTTTATTTGGGAATCTTGTTTTGGTGTCAATAGAAACCATATTCCCTTTATTATAATCATCCATTGCAAAGCGAGATGACCCGTAAGTTTTTACTTCCCCTTTAGTATTGATATATCCTAAAGTAGCTACTTCATAATATTGTTCTCCAGCATAATCCGGCGGAGTTATTCTTTTAAATACCATAATTGTTTGATGAGGAGTGTATCCATTATCGGGGCGGAGCAAAATTTCGCCAGGACGAAAATGTCCTCTTAAATCTCTTTTAATTTGCTCTGGTGTTTTTCCTCTTTCAAAATCTAAGCTTTCATCAATCTCTTCATCCTCAAATTCTTCTTCTTCTATTTGCTTTTGATACATATCCCATAAATATTCTGCAGCATCGGCAATATCAATTAAAGCATAATCTTGATCTATTTCCTCATAAATCTTATCGGGGTTTAAAGAAGTAATTTTCCAATTCTCATTATCAATATATTCTGCATCGATACGAGGATTTGAAACTTTCATTTTTCTTAAAATTTCGCCATTGTTCAAATCGATCATATAAAGAATGGAAACTTCAAAATCTTCCATGATATACACAAATTCCCAATCATATTTTGGATGCCCTGCTGGATTATGAAAATTTTCTGGGGACACTTCATACTTCTGTTCAAGATCTAAAACTTCCCCTCTTCGAGTAAGTTCAAATGGGGATTCCTCGAATTTCTCAATTATTTGAGGAATTAAATGATGAACCCCAATACGAAGACTCTTTTTTGGATTTTGCCCTCTTTCAAATTCTATGTATTCTTTAATTATCATTTTGAGATTAAAACATTATTTGAAATAGCTGCTTGTTTAGCTTGCTGAACCAATCCTGTATTTACCCCTGGAGTTGCAGGCATTTTTGCATCCAAAGCAGTAGCCATAGTTTGTAATAATGGAAATAAAACTTCTCCTAAAACAGCATGATAATAAGGACCTGGACCTAACTTGGTTGCCTGATTGCCACTTGCTACAACTTCGTCAGCATTTATACTAACTTTAGCTGCAGCAGAAACATTAACTTCATTTTTAGTAACGATATTAAGCTTATCCCCATCTAACTGTATTAAAGATTCTTGATTTGCATGTTCAATTGTAATCATACTATCAGGCGAAATTTGAATAAAACTTCCGCGATAATACATTTGCATTCCACTATTTCTTTGATATATGATAGTTAATTCTTCATCGGGATCGTAGAGTAATACATGAGTTCCATCATAGTCATCTTTAATCCTTTCAATTAATTGGGTATCAATATTTTGAATAGTAGTATATTCAGGGGAATAAATATCACCATTATTAAACTGAACACGAACTATTTGTCCAATTTTAGGAATAGAAATAGATCCAGCTCCATCACTAGCAAAAACAGTTGAATTAATTGGGACTGCCCAAGGAAGATCTTTGGAACTTAAGTGATCCATTAACCTATAAACACGAACTTGGCACCTACCAGAAAAAGTCGGGTCAATATTGTTCGAGATAACGCCTAACCAGTCGTTATCGTGAAGATCCTTCATTGTTAAATGTAAGCCGTCTGGTAATTGCATAATTATTTATTTTTAATAGGTTCGCTTAAATCTTCACTTGGTTTTGGTCTTGGAAGTTTTTCTTTTACTAATTCATTTTTTGAAATGCCTCCAAAGAAATATTTTCCATTTTCTATATCACTTTTTGTAGCTTTACTTACTTCTGCATCCTCAATTTCGCCACCTTGAATTTCTGATTTAGGTTTACTTCCTGTAAAATTAGGTTTTTGTAAATCGTCCCTTTTGGAAGTTGCTAAACTTGGAGCAGCACTTTCCAAACCGCCTTCTTCAATTCCCAAATTAGGTTTAATTTCAGAAAAGCTAGATTTTTCAAGATAACCTACAGAGGTTGCAACGCTAGGATTAGTTTCTTGCCCTTCGTCCTTTTGAATATTTCCATCTGTAGATCCTATTTTTACTTTAGATAGAGTTTTTCCTTCAATTGAACCAGAAGTAGAAGTGCTTAGCGGAATTCCCTTATAGACTAAAGATTGTCCTGTGATCGTAGGATCTCCATCTAAATCTGTTGCTTTTGATCTATCATTAGAAGTTAAAATATTTACTTGGGATTTTAATCCTTCGGGGTTCTCAATAGATTTCCCTATATTAACTTCATTATATATTTGAGAAATAAGATCTGTAGCTTTTGACATATCTTTTATTTCTTCCCATATTCCTTGATCGTTCAAAATTTTATTTGCTGCTCTTACTAAATTCTCTGTTCCATTTGTTGCTTCGGATTTAGCTATCTTTGAAACAAATTCTCTAAAAGAAGTATCTATAAGCTTATTGGAAAGTTCTTGAGAAGGCATCGTAGGGGCTAAGTCCTGAGTCATAGCTTGACGAACAAGGCCAAAAACAACAAAGATATTTTTACTTTGTGCAGCTGCAAGGGCTTCATTAAAGGAAACTCCTAACCCAGGTATTTTAGTCATCTTAGCTTTTCCAACTGCAGTATCTAAAAGATTTTCTGCAAATGCTTTTCCGAATTTGATAGTATTTCCTATCCATGTTGGCGGTTGAATGGCCTGAGATGCGTTGGAAAGATTAGATTCCCCGGATCCACCCGTTTCAACAAAAGGCTGTCCGGATGTATGAGAAGCTTTTTCCCCATAATCCATATCAGGATTTATATATGCTCTTGCTTCAGTATTAGCTGAGATTTTTAAAGGATTATAAGGAATATCCTCTTGCATGATAATAGGAACACTCACCCCTCCTAGATTAACTGGAATAGATTCTCCTTTAAGCATTGAAAATTCTACGCTTCTTTCTAATCCATTGATAATTCGATCTGTATAGTAATAATCAAGAATAGAATTTCTATATTCCTCTGTTATAGTTCCAACTTTAATGTCAAAAGATATTTCGGCCATTTGAGGATCCGTTACATTAAGATCGTTGAATTGAGAATTAAATGATGTAATGTCAAATTCACATCTTTCGCAATGAATAACATAAGTAGGCATTAAATCGTCAATAGCCGTTAAAACCATATTAGGAACTTCAGAACCTGGAAAAGTTTTTGGTTTTTGTTCTGAAGGATTTGTAGTTAATGTAGATTGATGAAATGTTCTGAATTCTGTAATGTAAATATCCATCATAAAATAACGCATCATATCGGGAAGTATCCATCTTTGATAAACATCATCCCATGCAATTTTGCGATAAAGATTTAGGAGATGAATAATTTTCCAATCAAGTCCTTCAAACATCTTAATTGTAACTTTGCCATCTTTAGAAACCCTGATACCTCTTTTTGGATCTATTTTTAATAAGGAGTCAATTCCTGAGATACTTTGGAAATACCATTGATAATTATTTTGAACAACATTCCATTTATCAATAAATTCTAAGAGCATTTTTTCTCTAACGAATTCATTAGCATCCCTTAAGAATTGCCTTGTAGAATAAAAATTTCTTGCATTAATATCATCCTGAGGCTCTGCCCTTTCAAATAATGGATGAGGCATTTTATCATAGTTTGTTAACTCAAGATTCGTATTTGCAGGTCTAAATCCAAGTCTAAAAGTCAAATAGGTTGGTTCATCAAAGGTTTTTGATATTTTTCCGCCAGCAATTACTCCGCTATTCAAGACTGAACCAGGAGTTCTAAAAGACTTAAAGATATTTTCAGCTAAGGTTGGCATTATCTGGTTATTTTTTTATTTATTGTTGTTCAAAGCCTTTTTTATCCTGTATTTTTACTGGATCAACAGGAACAGGAGCAGGCCATTCTCTTCTTGTTAAAATAAATTTTTGGGAGAATAGCGAATAGACTTGCGGAACATCTCTTACCCAGGATAAAGTAAATCCCTTAACATAATACCATCCCGTATAGAAAAATTCCAAAGCTGCATCGGCAACAAAATTTTTATCTATTAAGAGGTTTTCAAAACGATTCTTTTGTATTAAAACAATTGGAACCTTATCCCCTTTAATGATATTTAAGTTAGAACCCTGAACAGATATTTCTACATTTAATTTTTCTAATTCAACTCGGTTCAAAATATTTTGAATCTGTGATCTAACATAATTTCTGTGGTGATTTCCTGTCCATTTACTATTATCTTCATCGGGATTAGAAATTGTATATTGAATTCCTAACCATGGGGAACTATTATAGAGATCTGCATAGTTATAATTAGCTCTTGCGGGTTCATTGGAATGTAAGGAAGCATCCCAAGTAGCTCGCCCTCTCAATAAAATATGGCTGTTTAATTTTTCCTGGTCATAAGCAGGATCAATTTTGAAGGACCAATATTTAGTTTTTTCCGGGTCATCATAAAGAACTTTGTTATGCTCAAAGAAGCAAGCTTGAACATTAGTTCCATATTCAAAAGTAATAGCTGAAGATTTATTAATGGGTTTCCAGTCTGTGATATAAAAACTTGTTGTCCTATATCCTTCGAAGTTTGAAAATACTTTAGGAGCCTCAACAGCTTCATTTGTATTACTTCCCCAATAATATTCTTTCGGAACATTACTTAAAGAAGCAGCTATATCAATTTCATCTTCCGATGAAAGTAATTGTTTTTGAACATTTACAAAATTAAAATTATAATAAATATCGATCCACCAGTCAAAGAAACTATTTTCATCTTTCCATGATCTTGAAGCTATTTCTTCGATGGAAATTTCATAGCTAGTAAAAACAAACCATAATTGCTTATCATCTGTGTTTTCTTCGTTTGTATTAAATCCTAAACCTAATGATTTAGCGATTTCTTTTAGAGCTTCCATCGAAGTCATTCCATTAAAAGCTACAGCTTTTTTATATCCTGAAAGACCTGGTATAAAAAGTTCTCCAAAAAATGTAATTGTAATACCTGATTGAACAGAAGTACTTTTTTTAAGAGGGCTTACCCCCGTAATTACATAATCATTTCGGATAGGATGTAATAAATCAGTTTGATTAGTAATAGCCACAGAAATAATGTCCCCATCTTTAGGCATTTCCTTAGTTAGGAATTTATCATTAGAAAAACTTAAAGTAAGGATAATAGTCGGAAGCCTTTTTGTTGAATCTATTTCAAAATAATCAATCTCTCCCCTAGAAATAAGATAATCATTTATTTTTATAAAAGGAAATTCTACAGAAGTTTTATCTTCTATCTTTTGAGCTTTTCCCCCAGGATTAGTTTCGGGTAAGGACATTTCATCCAATACGATTGTTGGTTTGAAAACATTATAAATCCTATATTTTTCTTTTCCAGCATCGTTTCTACTAGCTTGTTTTGGGGGTTCACTATCCCCGATTGGATTAAATGTATAATCAGCCATTAGACTTTTTTGCTTTTTATAATTGTAGTTAAGAATTCACTTGAACTCATTCCATTCTTTAAACATGCACTTTCTCCAATGCCTTCCCCAAAATAAACCCGGCCATTCCTATGGACTATCTGTTTTGCTCCTTCATCGGCAATATTAGGAGGTAATGCACCCTCTTTAAGATTTCTATCACTAAAAGCAACAGCAGTTTTATCTTGTTTAGGAGCTTTTGTGGGGTCGATATATTTATATGAAAGCCTAATCTTATTCTCCGGAGAATCCGCTCCTTCCCCCTGTTTCTTAACATTATCCTGTGCACTATTTAAATCAGGGATAAGAATAATGTCTCCTGGAGAAATAGTAAAAGCATTGCTAATTCCATTATATTTTAAAATGAACTCTGCATAAATGGTATTATTATAAACTGCTTGAGAAATTAAATCGGGTCTCATGGCATAATCTGCAGGGATCCTATATGCTTGAAAACTAAGATAATTATTAGTTTTAAAGTTGAACATCGTCTGGGTCAAATCCCTAATTGTTGTTCCGTCCTCCTTTGTAAGTAAAGGCTTATTATCTATAGAATTTAAAAACATAATTACTTAAGTGATTTTAATGAAATCCAATCAGCTGCTCTGTAAGCGCTTCTATTTAATACTTTATTTCCTGTAAAATTAAGATCCTGATTAGCTGAAACTGCTGAGAATTTATCCCTATTCCAAACACTAACTGCTCCGGACAAAGTATTTTGTTTAATAGCGGGCTTGCCAAATTTACCTCCTGTTGTTCCGGAATCAGCAATAAATGTTCCCCCGGCAAAAGAAGGCTGGGAACCAGTCATGGATTGATTTCCTGTATATTTGTCAACCCTTGTTTCATAATCAGCACTTCCTGCAAAATTATCCGGAAGATCATAAATCCTACCCATACCACGGTTAAAGATAGATTGAATTGCATCTCTATCTCTAGCCATTCCGTGATCAAGATTAACTGTAATTTTTATCTCTAGGGGGAAATCATCGGGTCCTAATTCTTCTCCTAATTCAAGCTCTATGCTGTCGCAAATTAAATTCCCGATCATAGCGATAGGATTTAGAGGATTTCCAATGGTTACATGCCATTCCCCAACTGGTTCGCCTATTAGAAGAGCCTTTAATCCTGTTAGATAAGGAATTTGTCCCTCTGATTTTTCTGCTGATTTTGCACGAATTATATTTCCCGCAAGACTATCACCAGTAATAAGACTTTTTAAGCTTCCTTTTCCCAAAATAGCATTCCAAACCCCTTTTGCAAGATCAGCCAATTCTCCAGTAGCATCAGTGATTTTATCTGCAAAAGTATCGATTGATGATTGAGCCCATTGTAAAGGCTGACCCCTATACCATTGCTGAATCCCTTTATCCCCACCCATAAATGGATATTGCTGGGGATTTGCCATAAATCTATGCTGCCCACCCCAGAACATTGCTGAAGCAGATCCAATAACTAAAAAGTTCGAAAGTATATCTAATAAAACTGCTTTAGTATTTATACCCCCAATTGGTCGGGCAACATATTCGAATACCAAAGATATTTTATTTTCAAATTTTAATCCGGCTTCCCTTTTTTTAACAGAATCAATTCTGTTGACAGGTCCAATAACCCTGTTTTCGTAGGGACCTCCGCTATATGGATCTGGTGGTAAATTTCCTTTATTCAATATTGCTTGCTGGTCAAAACTTCCCGTAGCAATATTAAGCATCTTAGCAAATTTGGTAAGACCCCCGAAAAGCCCCGCGGGTCCTGCTTCCATATCCGGGTTTGCTTGGGATTGAACTTCAAAGACTTTTGCTTCTACATCCCCCCATTTTAATCCTGCACTCATTTTTAAAATAGTCGAAAGAGAATTTCCTGTTTCTTCCCCAAAATAAGTAACTGCCGTTGCCATTGGGGGAAAAGAAACTTTCTTTCCCCCTCCTTGATCTTGAGTTCCGGGATTTGCGTTTTGCGAATTAGCAGCTTTTTCATCTGAATTATTTCCAGCAGTACCAAAATCTTGTAAACCGTCCATTCCAGGAAACTTAAGGTTATCTACGATAGGAGCAGCATATCTTCGAAGAGTAATCATTCGATTGTTAGGAACTATATTCCAATATTTGCAATAAACAAAATCGCTAAAATGATAAGGTGTTCTTCCATAAGGATCCCCATTACCCCAAGAAATAATAGATGAAGTAGTTGGGTTTAAACTAAAAGCTAAATCTCCATCCGAAGCTTGATCTATTTCATACCATTTTCTTTCGTTTCTTCTATTGATGAGATAATTGCCTCCTTTACTTCCATATAATCTTGTAACAGCATACGTATTTATAAGGGAGGGAATACCCTTAAAGAAATCATCTTTTTT